TATAACTTTTTCTTCTGTTTCTTCAGAATGAGGGGCCACTTCTGACGGCTTCCCCTCTTCCCCTTCCAAGTCTTTTGTTTTGACCTTTTCCTCAAGGTCCTTTATGTATTGATTTATGTTATCAATATCTGTTAGATCTAGTCCTTGTTTGTACATTGGATTAACTTCTTCTCCGAAGTCATCACCATATCCGTAATTGGTTGTAGGAACTATTTGTCCCATCTGAAATCGCTTAAACATATCTTTCATGTCCTCTACCATTCCGGGTACAGTGTTAGACGGTTTAGTGTTTTTTTCCGTCATTGTTTTTGGATTGAATTGGAATGTATAGGCATTATGAAAAAAAGGGCGTTTAGGGTCAGCGGAAACGCTTCGCTTTTTATCTTCCTGATTAACTTTTACCTGAACGGTGTCAGATGTATTAGCTTTTTTTGCTTTTTTAGTTTCCATATCTATGATTAAGTCTTGTTTATAATGTAGGCGTACCATAGTATGGCATTGGGCGAATAGCAGTAACAGCATTATATATCTGAACCCAAAGAGTGTCTGTTGTATCGCCTGTTGTAAATACTCTTTCATTGATAGCTGATGTGTCGCATGTAATAAATTCATCATTTAGTGATGGGGGTAATTGTTCGCCTGAATCTGGTATTGTTGCAAATATTCTTCCCATGTGATAGAAACTTAGATTGTCGCGGAAATCTCCATGAACTGAAGATCCTTTATATTTTAGGTCGCTGTATTGAGATTGATATCCAAATACTTTATCATTATCTTCCACTACGTCTGTTGCAAATATTTCTTTTTGTAGTACTGCATGTTCTCCGAAATTTGCAAATTCGGGCCACGGGAATTGAAATTTATCTTTCCTTAACCATGATCTATGAATTCCATTCTGATAAGTTGTTTTTGGAATTACTGACATAATTCCCATGATCCAACCATGTTCCTTAAATGAAGCTTTTGCCATTGGTGTTGATCCTATACCAATTCCATGTCCGGCCATATCTCCGAGAGGAACGTTTGATCCTAAACTTGCGTCTTCGATTTTGTTTCCGTTAGTGTTTAATACTTCTGATATCGTAACGGGCATTTTTCCACCACCTAGATATTGTGGCCTCATCATGCGTAAGTCATTATTTGTAACTCCCCAATGGGAGAGTAATGTTTCTACGTATCTGTTTCCAGATCTCATTTGCCTTTCGGCCCATCGTTGAAGTCTATGTGCTATTCTAAATTCGTTTATATCGACTGCACTTTCTTGACCTTCAACAAGGTTTTTAATAATTACACTTTCTGCATTATCATGTATTGCTGAATTGGTTACTGAAAGAGGCCCGTCTGCAGGTGAATCGTCTGTATGGTATGCTAGTGATCCTGTTTCTATGTAGTTTGGGTTTATTGGTACTCCGTAAGGACCATCCTGCTGTTTTGCCGGTAAGCTACTTGTAAAGTAATCTTTTTCCCATGCTCTTAATAATGGTGTTCCAACCATAACATTATGGGTAGTTGTTAAATTATCTATTACAATTTCTTCCTGTTGGTTTTGATCTCTGTAATAATCATTCCAGATTTTCATATATGCTCTAACAGGTAGTTGTGAAATTCCACTTAAGTCAGCACTCGATACATCAACAGGTAAACCCATATAATCGCCAACGCTTCCTTTGGGTATGTTTCCAGAACCATTTGACTCTGGTACTAATAAATCTTCTTGACCTGTTATGAATTTTTCCCAATCTTCCCAGATTATTCTATTTGGTACGAAGAAATAATGAATAAATACGTTTGTCCGGTGCATCACTGGTGCAATCATTGGTGCTAATCTTACCAATACTTCTGATCTTATTTTAAAAGTATCGCCCGGCATTATTTCATCATTCATGATTGGGATTAATTGACCCATTTTACATGATAATTTTTTTTCGTGTGAAAGGTCGAATGCAGTCCTTTTTGGTTTTTTGTAACCTACTGTACTAAATAATTTTGACATTTTTTTATACTTTATGTGATTTTGATTTTTGGTCAATCATATGTTCGAGATATCTAATTTTTTCCCATTCCTTTTTATCTAATTCTTTTTGGTTAAAGTCATATATTGGAAATGTAGCTTTTTCTAGATCTGTTCCAATAGAGTCGATCCATGCTTTTCTACCACTATCTTGATCTCGTTCTCTTTCTCGTCTTTTGTGCTGATTTCGATATATAACTTCTCGATCGTTATCCGACCATATTTTTCTTGCATAATATCTTGGAAGTGGTGCTTTATACCCGCCTGGATATGTGATGAAAGTGTTTTTTGTTTCTTCATGGTATAATTTGGCTCTACTGATATATCCATAACCTAAGTGTTTTGACATTAACGCCTTCTGGACTTCTGATCCCGGCGGTGTTTTATCTTTGTTTTTATGTACGTATTTTGTAACATAGTGAATACTTTCCTGAGTTACATTCCCCATATGAACTATTCCTATGCTTTTTCGTTCTCCGAAAGCTTTCTCTTGTAAAGACCATGCGTCCGGTATTGTTGATTTTCGTGCATTGAATATAATTGCGTGATAATGTGGTCTGAGATTAATTTCTCCGTATTCACCAACGGCATAATATTTAATTTTTTCCGTATTATTTTTGCGTAACCTCTTAAAATAGTTTTGCAAATCCTGATAATTAAGTGTTGGATAAATCCCATGTAATAAATTTTTATCGTTATATGTTAAGGTTACGAAGTAGGCACTTTTTGAGTCCTGATGTTCTTGAAGGAGCCTGAATGTCCAATCTGATCTCCTTTTTATAACACATTTTACACACCTTCCGCAATCCAACCATAATACACCGTATTTTTTGTCGGTTTTTCTAATTGGTGATAGACACGCCATTTTATAATCTTATTCCACCTCGTGATGGTTTATATGTTCGTGCGGGTTTGAATCCTCTTTTACGTTTGAATCCGTACGATTTTCTTTTGCGTCCTGTTGGTCGTTTTGTTTTTCTGTAACTTTTACGTCGCATAATTATTTTAATTTAGGTTTAGTTTTACTTAGGAATCCTAATCCGAATTTTGGTAGCATTCCACTTACTGTTTTTGCTCCTGAGAGTGCGTTTAACATATAGTCCTTTGATTGTGCATCTCCTGAATATCTTGATATTATTCTTCTTGCACCAACTGGATCTTGTGCGGTGAAACCTTCTCCATACCATGATGCAATTTGTTGTTGGGTAAACGCGAGTGCAGCGTCTAATTTTGCTTTTGCTGCTGCACTTTTCGTTTGGCTTCTTAATCTATCTAGTTTATCATATGTATCCACCCAAGTAACATAGGCCGATGATTTTGCGGCCCTATTTTCCATAGATGCTGCATTTGCTTCTTCATTTAGTTTTCGTACACCATGATATTTTGCTAAGACATCTAAAGGTGCCGATGTATTTACAGGTCTTAATTCTCTAGATATTGATTTTGCTTTTTGATATGGTGCAGGTTGTGACGCTGAATTTCCGACAGCTCCCTTTCCATATACTAAGTTAGGATTGAGTCCTGCCTCTTTTAATCTTTGCATTTGTTGAGCAGGTGAATTGTACTCATTTTGCATTTCCCAATTTTTAATATTTCTTTCCCATGCTTGTCCGGCTTCGTGTCTTTCGAAGTCCTGTTGCCATTTTTGCATGAAAGGTTGGGTGACTGCTGATATTATACCACCTATTGTACCTGATCCTGCAGCTACTGTTCCGGCAGTTGATTGTTGTGTATTTTGAATTACTGGTAAGTTGGTATCTTGACCTTCTCCGTAAATAGGCATATTTTTGGCTATTAGAATGTAAAGCTACGCTTTTTTTTTAATTCTTTGGAGAAGTGGTGATCTATGGGTGTCAATCTGCTTTATATATATCAAGGGAATTATAAAGCAGGTAGCCTTTTTTCAAGGCTTTTAGAGGTTTTACCTCTATTTGTTTTGTTAATAACTTCCTTATTTTGTTAATAAGTTTTTGTATTGTGGCTTGTTTTTGCTCGGCTTTTGTACTCGTACCTCGTTTTTTGCTCTCGCCTTTTCCAGCCACATACAAAAACTCCCAACATCTGAGATATTGGGAGTTTTTGTCGTTATTAGTTTTTTTTTTAGTTATTCTATAACTTTTTCTTCTGTTTCTTCAGAATGAGGGGCCACTTCTGACGGCTTCCCCTCTTCCCCTTCCAAGTCTTTTGTTTTGACCTTTTCCTCAAGGTC